TGAAGACGAGGTTGTAGAGAATCTTCCGAGTGACTGGGTATTTCCTCCCGAACCCGAAGCTTTACTAGAAGAACCAACAGAACCTCAAAGAGCTAGGGATGCCGATGGAAAATTCATCGCAGATGATCCAACTACGCCTGATGTCAACGAAGCTTGGACTCAACCAGATTGATTAATGCATCAATGGAAATGACCGAGTGTCTTCTAACTTTTTCAAATGTCCACGAAGCAATGGACTATGCAAATTCGCGTGGTCTTTCAACAACACGAGAAGACGGTAATGGACATGATGTCACTCTCCCACTCACTCAATCAGGGCAACACGTATTTACTGTTATCAATGGACATTTTATTCCGAACAATTTTATAGACTAATTTTATATGAACTACGAAAATCAAACTGCCGAACACATCTACTCAGTTCTTGAAGGTAAACGTAATAGTTACCTTGATAGGGCGAGGCAGTGTTCAAAGCTAACAATTCCTTATATCCTCCCTGACGAAGGTTTTGGACAGCACTCAAGATTGGACACTCCTTTTCAAGGCGTAGGAGCGCGAGGCGTAAACAACCTTGCTTCAAAACTCCTGCTTGCCTTGTTGCCTCCTAACATATCTTTTTTTAGGCTCCAGGTTGATACAAACAAACTACAACAAGAAGGAGCGCCGGAAGAAGTTATAAGTGAAATAGATTCCGCTCTACGTAAAGTAGAGGACGCAGTGACAGATGAATTGGCGAGAAAACGCTATCGTACAGTAATCCACGAAAGCTTAAAACAGCTGATCGTTACTGGTAACAGTTTGCTTTATCTTGATCAAGACGGAGGCATGAGAGCTTTTAGATTAGACAGGTTTGTTGTAGAGCGTGATCCTATGGATAATGTTTTAACAATCGCAACAAAAGAAACGCTAAGTTACGAAGCGCTCGACGATGACATAAAGGGTGCCATACAAAAACCCCAGGATTCATCTGTAGGGAGTGGAGGTACTGTAAATCTTTTTACGGCTGTTTGTAAAAACGGCGATAAGTGGATGTTGAAGCAGGACGTTAACGGTACTGTATTACCTCAGACGGGAACAACTTTTCCTTTAGATAAGAATCCTTACATTCCCCTTAGATTCAGTCGCGTTGACGGAGAGAACTTTGGACGTAGCTATGTTGAGGAGTACCTTGGAGATCTTCAGTCCCTGGAGTCCCTCACCAGAGCTATTGTTGAAGGTTCGGCCGCCGCTAGTAAAATCCTATTTCTTGTAAATCCAAACGGAACAACAAGACCTAAAGACATGAACGCCCCTAATGGAGCTATAGTTCAGGGTAATGCTGCTGACGTTAGTGTTTTACAGCTTAATAAATTTAACGACTTTAGAGTAGCCTCTGAAACTATAAACCAAATTAAAGATAGGCTGTCTCAAAACTTCTTGCTAACTAGTAGCGCTATAAGAAACGCAGAGCGAGTCACTGCTGAAGAAATCAGACTTATCTCTCAGGAGCTTAACGCTGCTTTAGGTGGTATCTTTAGTTTACTTAGCAACGACTTACAGACTCCGTTGCTTTCGCGTTTGATGGATGTAATGCAGAAAAACAAGAAGATGCCGAAGCTTCCTAAAGATCTTGTTAGTCCTGTTATTGTTACAGGTCTTGATAGCCTAGGCAGACAAGGAGATCTTAATAGCCTCGATTCATTTCTTGTTGGTTCCAGTCAAGTTCTAGGACCGCAAGCTGTAGCTAACTTTGTTAATGTTTCTGAATACATAAAGAGACGCGCTACTGCTTTAGGAATTAAAACGGCCGGATTAATTAAGACCCAGGAACAACTTGCAGAAGAGCAACAACAACAGCAACTTTTAGCGCTAAGTGAAAAATTAGGTCCGGCTGGAATAAAAGCAGCAAGCGATCAATCTTTAGCTGAACAACAACAACAACAAGAAGAAGAACCACAACAACCACCCGAATAATGGGAGCAACTATAAATGGACAAATACGTAGTAAATCAACAGCAAGAAACCGAAGAGGGAAATGTGAGCTTAGAAGACCAGCTAGCTCAACAAGAAGCAGCTCAACAACAAACACAGCAAAACCCTTCTGGACAAGAGAACACTCAAGCTGTTGAAGAAGAACAGACCCAGGCTGAAGATGAAAACCTTATTTTAGGTAAATTTAAAAGCCAAGAAGATCTTGCAGCAGCTTATGAAAATTTAGAGAAAAAACTAGGCGAAACAAAAGAAGAGCCGGCAGCTGAAGAAAAATCAACTCAGGATTCAAATGTTTCTACAGCTATACAAGAAGCCAGTGATACTTTTCACGAGAACGGAGAGCTGTCTGAAGACAACTATAAAGCTCTAGAGGACAGTGGAATTCCCAGAGAGTTTGTTGAAGCTTATGTTAAAGGACGTGAGGCTTCTATGAAAAGCGAAGCGGCTCAGATAACTGACAGCGTTGGAGGTCAAGAAAACTACGACTCTATGGTTCAATGGGCTTCAGAAGCTTTACCTGCCGATGAGATAGAAACTTTTGATCAGCTAGTTACTGAGTCTTCGCCTGAAGCTGCAAAGTTAGCAGTTAAAGGGTTGTATGCGCGGTACACAGCTGAAGCCGGAAACGCTCCGCTCAACATAAAACAAGGGCAAACTTCAGGAGCCGCCGTTCAACCTTTCAACAGTAACGCTCAAGTAGTCGAAGCAATGAAAGACAGACGATATGAAAATGATCCTGCTTACCGTGAAGAAATTGAAAGACGGTTGGCAGTCTCAACAAGGGTATAATAAAATTTATGATAACGTACATTATTGAAAACAAAGAACAGCTTATTACACTTACTACTGCTGTTGTTACAGCGGCTAGTCTTGTTTCAGCTCTGACACCAAACAAAGCAGATAATAAGATAACAGCAATACTTCTTAAACTTGTTAACTGGCTAGCAATAAACGTCGGTAAAGCAAAACCTAAAGATTAAACATGGTGGTTAAAGTACTCGTAAGTCTTCTTCTAAATTTCCCAAAGATTTGCGAGTACTTTTTTAAAATAGTCGAAGCTTATGAAAAAGAAGCTTATAGTCGCAACCGTGAGCGCAACATTGATCTTATTGACGAGTGGTTGCAAGACGTTAGGCCCTCCGAAGAGCAAGATTCCCCATTTTATCTCGAAACTCAAAGCCCATTCATTCAGCGCACCTCAAAAGGAGATCATCGCAGAGATTCTAAAATACACGAATGATTTGGAGCATCGAAGATAATTTTAAAAGATTTCAACACACACACAGAAGAACACACAACAAAAACAACCGAAAGTTTGTTTTATGTTTAGCCCCTTGCGAGGGACAACTAAGCTAAGTAAACACTCATAGGTCTTTTTGTTTTATTCATTAAGTGAGTTGTTAAACCCAAACTACTAAACAACAAACAATAAATAAAATAGAAAGGACATATTAAATTATGGCTAATGGAGATACAAATCCATCAAGGATAGGACAGTCGCATACCGTGTCAAACGGCAGCGTAGGCGATGCTGATGCTTTATTTCTTAAAGTATTCAGTAACGAAATCCTAACAACATTTGATGAGGCAAACGTGATGAAGGACTTGCATACAATCAGAACGATAAGTTCTGGAAAGAGTGCGCAATTTCCTGTAAGTGGCGTTGCCGAGGCAAATTACTACACACCGGGTAAAAATATACTTGAATCAACTAACGGTTATTTAAGTAATATTAAACACAATGAGAAAGTCATTAGCATTGATGATGTGTTGATTAGTTCAACATTCATCGCTGAATTTGACGAACTAAAATCTCATTATTCGATGAGAAGCACCTATGCGAAAGAGATCGGAAAGGCACTTGCCAAGCGCTTTGACCTTGCGGTCATGAAGACTTGGGTAGCTGCTGCTAGATCTGGCGCTAACCTTAATGGCGGTGCTGGCGGTATCAGAATCAACGCTACTGGCGGTGATAATGTATACACTGAAACAGAGCTTATTGCGGCCTTCTTTGAGATGGCTCAAAAGCTTGACGAAAACGACGTTCCAAACGACGGACAGCGTTTCGCAGTTCTGCCTCCTTCACTATACTACAAGCTACTAACAGCTGACAACGTCGCAATCAACCGCGACACTGACGGTGTTGGTTCAGTGAGTAAAGGTACAGTGCCTATGGTTGCTGGTATTAAGTTGATCAAGTCTCAGCACGTTGCTGATGTTACCGCTGTAGGTGACGCGGATCAAGTTACCACAGGCGACGGAAGCGCTGCTGTTAAGAACGATGTGTTCGGAACCGACGGTGCAGGATACAACGGTGACTTTTCAAAGATGGTCATAATCGGCGGCCACCCGTCAGCTGTTGGAACAGTCCGTCTCTTGGACTTAACAACACAGTCTGATTACAGCGTTGCCCACCAAGGCACATTGTTCCTCGCAAAATATGCGTTAGGACATGGGGTCTTAAGGCCGGAATGCGCCGTAGAAATACACGGTGACTAATCTTTATAGTTGCTAAACACAAAGTTAGGGTGGGAGTCGAAAGGCTCCTGCCCTTTCTTTTTATCAAACAAACAAACAACTCACATTGACTTAAAAATTTATGGCAACACTTACGACACAGCTTGAGGCTGTAAACACTATGTTAGGTTACATAGGCGAAGCCCCTGTAAACAGCATAAGCAACACACAGGAGCTTCCAGTGTCAGCCGCCCTCGCTGTTACTGTTCTTGCAGAAACTTCAAGAGAGGTCCAAAGTGAAGGCTGGCATTTCAACACAGAAAAGAAAATCACACTTACTGAAAGTGATGTTGATGGCAAGATAACTTTAGACGAAGACGTCTTACAAGTAGACCACGAAGGCACTGATGACCTTGACCTAGTGCAGCGTGGAAGATCGCTTTACAACAGAAAAGATAACACAGAGGTTTTTACAAGTTCTGTTGAAGTGACTGTAGTCAGGCTTCTCGATTTTGACAAACTTCCAGAACAAGCTCGCAGGTATATAACACTTAAAGCAACCCGGTCTTTACAATCTAGACTTGTTGGTTCTAAAGAACTTGAAGCTCTCATTATAAGAGACGAGTTTGCAGCTAAAGCAAACCTGGAGAGATCTGACGGCGCTAACGCTGACAGAACTATTTTTGATAACTATGACACCGCTATAAGAGTGGGCATTAACAGAAATTACAATTTACACTAATGGCTTTAATAAATACTTCACTCCCCAACTTAGTCCAAGGCGTCAGTCAACAACCAGACACGCTTAGATTTGACGGACAGTGTGAGGAGCAGCTAAATGCTTTGTCTTCTGTATCTGATGGATTGAAGAAAAGGCCCAATACAAGATATCTAGCGCAGCTTTTAAGCTCTGCTATTGCCGACGGAGCTTTTGTACACTTCATTAATAGAGACAAGGCTGAGAGGTATGTGCTTATTATAAACAATAATTATGTTCGTATATTTGACATACTAAACTTTGCTACAGTTAACTACAGCGGCCCTGGAGTATCCTCTGGATCTGGTATGGCATCTAATGAATACCTTTACGTCCCCGACGGAACAAACCCTAAAGATGTACTAAAGGCTCTAACAATTAACGATAATACTTTTATTCTTAACACCAGTAAAACAGTAGGAAGAGCAGCTACAAAGAGTGCAGCTTTAGTACACAAAGCTATAGTATTCGTAAAACAAGGAGACTACAGAACTGAATATAACGTCGAACTTAAAGACAACGGCGGTAATGTTTTCAAGACTTCGTACCTTTCGGGAAAGCAGAGCAACACTTCAAACTCAATAAATTCAAAAGCAAGAGCAAACTATATAGCTTTTAAACTAAGAGGTACTTTAGCTAACGCAGGCAACCTAACTAGTTCTTTCACTTTATCTACTGTAGACCCTATAACGACTTCTGGAGGTAATGAGTATATGAACGAAGACGATGATACTTCGGATGGCGCTGACGGAGCAGGATACTCGCAAAATTTTATTGAAATATCTTCCTCATATCCTTTTGAAATAAAAGTATCGGATAGCAAGTCAGGCACAGCTCTTGGGGTTGTTTACAAAGAAGTAGACGCTTTGTCAGACTTACCAAAGATAGCTCCTAACAATTTTAGAGTAAAAGTAAGAGGATCTGTTGATGACAACGAGGACGATTACTATGTAAAGTTTGAAACAAACGATGGATCAACTGTAGGTAATGGAGGTTGGATTGAGGACGTAGGCTTTGACGAGTTTACAACACTTGACGCAAATACGCTTCCATTTAAGCTTACTAACACATCTCCTAATAATTTTAGCATGGTAGCTGCTATTTGGACACCCAAGAAAGTAGGAGATGATAATACCAACCCTTTTCCATCTTTCTTTAATCTCTCAGCAGGAAACGACGGAGACAGAAAGATATCTAACATATTCTTCTACAAGAACAGATTAGGACTACTTTCAGAAGGTAGCGTTATCCTGTCAGAAGCAGGAGAGTACTTTAACTTCTTTAGGACGACGGTTAGAACCTTGTTGGACTCAGCTCCAATAGATATAAATGTTGCCAGCACTAAAGTTACTAATTTAAAATCAGCAGTAGGCTTTCAAGAAAATCTAGTGTTGTTTGGAGAGCGCGGACAGTTTGTTTTACGCGGTGGAGATCTTTTAACGCCTAAAACTGTTTCTATAACTCCTATTACAAATTACGACACAGACACAAGCACAACACCTCTTGAACTTGGAAGCTACATATATTTTCCATTTACAAGGGGCAGCTTTTCAGGAGTACGCGAGTTTACTGTAAACGCAAACACAGACACTTATGATTCTGTTGAAATAACAGCGCACGTTCCTCAGTATATTCCAGAAAACATAATGGATATGGCAGGATCTACTTCAGAAAACTGTATCTGTGTTGTGTCAAACTCAGACAAAAAGAGTATGTACATTTACAAGTATTACTGGGAAGGAAATAAAAAAATATTAGCAAGCTGGTCTAAGTTTACATTCCCATTTACTATTGTAGGTTTTGATTTTGTTGAGAGTGATCTTTACATTGTAGCGGTAAAGAACGGTAAGACTGAATTACTTCAGCTGCCTATGGAGGAAAAGCTTATAGACGATGGTGCCGCTTTTAATACGTATCTTGATTTAAGAAAAAGCGCGACTGTTGCAAACGGGTCAATTACTCTTTCATTTACTCCAGAAAGTGACGATGTAATTCAAGTATACACGCGAGAGTCTGGAAGCACTAAGGCAGGAGCTTTGATACCAAGTACAGTTAATGGGACCACTGTTACTGTAGACGCCAGTCATAATAGCACCCCAGTGTGGGTAGGCGTTAAGTATACCATGAGCTACACCTTTAGTGAGCAAATGTTTAAGCAACGTGCTAACAAAAACAGAAGCCCATCAGGATACCAAAGACACTTCCTAAAGGGAGGTACTTTGTTCTTTGATGACACCGCAAGTTTCAAAGTAGAGGTACAACCTAAAGCCAGAAAAACTTATGAAAATGTGTTCTCTAGCAATATCGTTGGTAGCACTGTTGTAGGGACGCTTCCCATTGAGTCCGGTTCGTTTTCGTTTCCAATCATGTCCTCCGCAAAAGACACCGCAATTAAAATAGTAAACGATTCAGCACTGCCGGGTAACTTCCAGTCAGCTGAATTTGAATCTTTTATTCACTCCAGGTCGCAACGTGTTTGATCGAGTAATAGTTAGATATGATAAAGTGGACGTCATTGATGGACACCCCGATCACGCTGATCACTTAGCTGATAAACTTAGAGAAATGGATGTTGTGGAGTGCATGGCTTTTGGTACAAAACCAAAAGAAGCTCTTCTGTCTGCCTTTGAGCACGACATGGCGACTATGACCGTTGTTGATAAAACAAACAAACCTCTTGCTATGTTTGGCGTAGGAGAGTCAGCAGATCAACAAACACCTTACGTTTGGATGCTTGGAACAAAAGAGTTTCCAAAGGTAGCTCGAAGGGATCTTGTCAAACACTCAAAGACCTGGATAAGAGAACTACTTAAAATTACAGGAGGGACAGCAATGAATGTTGTACACTGTTATAACAGACCTGCTGTACGCTGGCTAGAATGGCTAGGAGCAAACTTTACCCACGAACTTACAATCAAAGGCGAACCCTTTTACAAATTTATTTTAATTAATCACGAAATTATCGACGACTATTATGTGTGAACCGCTAATAATATCTTCCATCATTGGAGCAGGAACCGCTATTTCTTCAATACAGGGACAGCGCTACCAAGCCGACGCTCAAGAGCAATCTCAAAGATTAGCTTCAGCTCAAGAGAGGCAAAGGTATGCCGCCGAGGTGTCAGCCATGCGAATGCAGGAGCAACAAGAAATGATAACGCGATCTCAGCGGCTTCAAGCGGCTGCAAAAGGAGCGATGGAAGCTAGAGCAACTGCAAGAGTTTCAGCAGGAGAAGCAGGAATTAGCGGCCTGAGTGTTGAAGCTTTGTTGAGCGACCTCACACGTAAAGAAGCTGACTATACATTTTCAGAACAAAAACAAGCTGAGTTAACTGAAGTAAACAGAGAGCTACAGCTAAAGGAGTCAGGCATAGGATTTAACAGAAACATGTTGAGGATCAATCAACCTATAGAGCAGCCTAATTATCTTGGGTCTGCTTTAGGCGGTCTTCAATCAGGACTAAGCACTTACACATCATTATACAACGCAGGACTTGGAGTACCCAAGCCAAATAAAGATTCATAAATATGGCAAAACCTAGAAAACAAACAGACGTTCCTTTTGGAGCCGTTAGACTTAGTGAGACAATTCAAGGCGCCGGGCAGACACCTGTCTACATGCCTAAAGTTCCTCAAGACAACTCTATGTTGCAGCTGTCTCGCGGACTTTCGCAGTTTAGTAATCTTTTAGGACAGTACAGCAACATACAGCTAAAAAGAGGCCAGGATACAGCAGCTGTCATGTCTACCGACGACGTGATTGCAGCTATAGAGAAGCAACAAGAACAAGACAAGATTCCTTTAACTGAACGTATAGGATTTCAAAAAGGATACTCTCAGCAACTCTACTCGCGCTATCTTGAGACTAAAGTTATTCCTATGTTTAACGATCTTAGTAATGAACTTGCGAACATAAACGCAGACGAGTTTGAAGCGAAAGGTGTTGATGACTTCGACGATTTCATTGCCGCTAAAGTTAAAGATATTGAGGACAAAGCTTTAGGCTACATCGGAGACAATCCGTTTCAGATGCAAGTTCACAACGCCGCCTTTGAGCCAGTTAAAACTAAATTCTCTGTTCAAGAACGCGATAAGTATATAAAGAAACAAAGCGCCTGGGCTAATACAAGAGAGATAGAGATACTCAGCAACGACATGTATAACGCGCTCAACGCTACTCAAGCCGGAGACGAGCCGCTTACAGAAGGTTTAGAGGGATCTGACGAACCTACAAACTTTGGCGCCTTTTTTGAAGACAGGATAGATTCAGTTATTAATAATTTTGAAGCTAGAGCTGGAGCGTTAAACATGAGTCCAGCAGCAAAAACAAAAGCTATTCAAGACTCGATTGTAGGAGCTGTAGCACCTTTCGTTAACCTCCCGGACTCTGACATGCCTGAAAGGTTTGATAAAGCAAAGTTGTTTTTAGATGAAGCCAGGAAAAAACTTAGATTTAAAAGCCAAGCAGGACAAGCGGCTTTAGCGGCAGGTTATAAAACAGTTGATGCCGCAGAAGCTAAGTTTGAAAGAGACAACGAAAACCTACCAGCAGACATCGTTAAAGATTTAATGCTTAAAGACGGCATAAGAAGAAACCTTGAAATACTTGCAAACAATCCGGGTGAAATAGTTGAGTTTAACGGACAAACTTTTGACAGTTTAAATTCTTTCACGCAAGAGTTAACTAAAGTTCACAACTTAACTGAAAAAGGAAGGCCGTATGGGGGAACTTCTGAGACGCAGATAGCTTTTAGAGATGGAGTAGAAGATTTTGTTTCTGAATACGAAACTAAAGTAAGCGATAAAGTGCAGACGTTCTCGCGAGAAGCTGACGCAGCTAATTTCATTAAGCGTGAATTTGACATAACCGCTATTTTATCGCAGCTCTACCCTAAAGAAGTGCATTTAAATGACCCGTCTATTTACG